CTGTGCTTGGGATCATCTCGTAACCATCAAAGCCTTCAAGAGAGCTAATATCTGTCCATAGTCCAGCTTGGACTGCACTTAATAAAGGATAGGCTTTCTGT